AAACAAATCGACGTGGGTACCTTTTTATAAACATCCATAAGCACCGAAATCGCCGGTGTATTCCAGTAAGAGTAAAAAGGGTGTAGCGTGATCAGTCGCTGTAATATTCGAGGCCCTTCATTGAGATTGTTTGCAAAAAATGATAACCAAAATTCAGTAATAGGGTCATTAGAATTGTCACCGTCGCCGGTCCACCACAACCTACCTAGATAAAGCAAGATATGCGGCGAAATCATTGGAAGCTGAAATAGGGTGGTCGGAAGACCTGATTTGAAAAATATCGCCCAATAGTACCCCCATATCCCGAGTGTGGGAAGAATACCGGCCGGATTCAATAAAACAAGTTTCTTGATAGGGAATCGGTCAGCGACGTAAATAGAAATGAACCCGCCGAGAGAATGCGCGACAAGAATCGTCTTTTCCACGATTTCCATCCGGCGAAGAGTATGTCCAATAACGTCTGCATAACCAACGCACAACTTTTCATTTGTAGAGTACATTTCAGTATCAATGTGTCCACTTATTCCGAATGTAGGTAGATCGATTGCAACGCACTTAATAGTATATGGTAAGGCTTTCATCGTATCGAAAAACGTAGCGGATGAACTTGCGGTTCCGTGAACGAATACGATTACCGCGTCTGTAGTGGGTGCGGAGTCTGCTGTCCCTGGCGCGGCGTCCTTTACGACACAATGTATTTTTACTCCCGAAATATCATGTGTTTCTTCTCGGAAGCTGTAACTGGAAACAAGTTTTGTCATATGAACGCTGACATTATTATTTGGATTTGGACTATAGTTAGTATAATTAGTATAGAATCTGGACCATATCATGAATAAGCGCAATATGGACACGACTAAAGTGAATACAATAAATCCAAACATCTATCTGGTTTATTGTATTATTGTATTTAGTTCTTTTTGGTTTTACGAATTACATTATGGCAACTACGATTACGGCGATGAAACAAACAGTTTGTTCATATTCGTAACTTCCATTTTTTCACCGGCGGGTACCGCCAAAAATAACTTTTTGATATTGGCGTCGTCGCGGAATCGCACGGTATAATCCTGCTGCAGCGCGTTTCGCCCGATTCGTCCCATCGCTTGAATCGTTTTCTCTTGCGTAATTGACGCCAAATCCTTTCCAATGTACCCGTGGCAGAACTGGTAGTTGGTTCCGTAAATATAGTCTGACGACGCGATAATCAAATACAACTTTTGGGTCTGCGCCAGACTTTTGATAATGTCGCTGTACTGCGTGTTTTGCGCGTTTGCGCTCAACTGCGACGAGATCGCACCAATGCCCATTAAGAGCAGCAGCTTCCAGATATTATCGACGGGGAGCAACATGATTCGCTCCACTGTTTCGGGATCCACGTCGCTGGTGCACTGATTTGTTTTATCTATTTTACCGTCAGTCCATTCGTACAAGTGTTCGCTGCTGTTCGGTATAAACAACTCGTTTAAAGTGACCGTCTTAACCATTGACCGTAGTTCAGCTAACCGCGCGTGCAACTGAAACAGCTCGTCGCATTTTTTCATCACTTTGTCCGACTTGTCGTTAATGCACATCTTGGAATCCTGCTCTTTTTTACTGACGGCTCGTCCTCCGCGCACGCCGCCGCCGCCTTCGCCTCCGTCTCCGCCCCCGTTACCACCTTCGCGCTTGATTCGTTCGTCATCAATGCGCTGTTCGATCTCGTCTATGCGCGCAGTAAGTTTCTCGTTATATTCAATGTCCTGCATAATGTCGTCAAACACGGTGACGGGGATGTTGGCCGACTGCAGCGCAAATTTCGCCACCTTTTCGACATCGTCGGTAAGGTAAATTGTGGGCCCGTCCGTCAACGTGTGCGCGTCCGACGTGGCAAAATAAATGCTGGAATCGTAAAACCGGACACGGGTCGAGACGAGCGCCTCGCTCAAGCTCGGCCAAGCCCCGGGATTTACATTTTCCAGCATCTCCAAATAGTACATTTTTATGCTCGTCATCGTAATGTCGGTTATTTTACCCGCAAAGTAGCGAAAAATGGAATACTTGGAAGAACTCACCGCCCCCATTTTATGCGCGGTGCAAATGAAACGCACCGCCTCGCGAAGATCAAAATACCGCATAATTGTTCGGTACTGTTTGCAGTGCGCGACACTTTCCTTTACCAAGTCGTAGCTGTCGCCCGCAAATATGTAGTGCGGCAGCTCGACGAAGCCCTCCTTGTTTACAATGGGTACCGATTTCTTACAGTCGTGACTGACAATGCTGTGCGTCTCACCCCCGGGAAACCTGCTGCGAAAATCGTTCAAAGTGGCGCGTATTTCGGTTTCTTGCGGCAGCGTGGCCGATGAGAGCACAATGTTCGGAATGATGTTTTTTGCCCACGTGTTGTGTATAATGGAATGATACGCGTGGTCCGCGTAATCTAGCATAATGGTGGGCTCGTCCCAGTACATTACGAGCCGATCCAGCGGGTTGAACGCGTGCATGTAGTGCATTGCGTACAAGTACGATTTCACGTCACATATCATAAGCTCCACGTTGTCGCCAACGCTGTTGTCCACTTTGCGAATGCCGCCCGTGCGCCAATCGCGCGTGGCCTCTTTTGCCGCAAAGTAGTGGAGGCGGATGTCGTCAATGTTATTGCACCCGAACGCAAACGCAACCTTCTTCTTCATAGTGATGGCTGACTTTGCAAGCGCAATGCCCACGTGCCGTGCGGCGCAGATAAAAATAACGCGAAACTGCTGGGTTATGCCCAGCGGAGAGAGGGTCTTTCCGGTACCGGTGGGTGCAATATACAGCACCAGTTTAGGTTCGGGGCGTTTAATTAATGTGAACAGCTGCTTCTGATGGTCGTACAGCTGTAAATTGGCGTACTTGTGAATGAATTCGTTGCGTTCCACATAGGTGTACGCGTGTTCTAAAAAGTGCAGCGTGTTTTCGGTGGTGTACGCCTCGGGCTCATAATTTTCGATCACGTGCGTAATGAACGATCTGACATTGGCGTTCAGGTGGGGGACGTCGTTATTAAATAGAATGGACAAGCTGTAATAGTAGTACGTCCATTTCATACGAACCACCGGGGACAGTTTGCTGTATTTATGTTCGAGCATTTTGTCAAATACGTCAAATAGCACGGTTTCGTAAATGCTGGCCATTTGCACTGGATCGGTCTTTATATTGTCGATGCGCATCCTGTCTATTTTCTTTATTTCCTTCGCAGTTCCGCGAATCCCCTTCCAAGACGCAAACACGTCTTTTACCGGCGGAGTTTTTGGACCCGCCTGCGCGATGAAGTCGCATTCATTTTTGCGGTGCCGTTTTATCAGCCGTTCGATGGCCTGTTTAAAGAATACGGAATACAAGTGAAAATGCATTTCGTCTGACGGGGATATTTTTAAATAGCTCAGCAGCGATAGCTGGCTCGACTTGTTGATTAGCACGTTGGAGTACCCGTCAATAATGAGTCGCATTATATCCTGTTCGGACTGCGGTTCGGGAATTTCGGTGTAATCCCACTCACTCTTCGTGAGCTTTACTTGTTTTGTTATATCGTCATCTTGAGCACCGGGACCGGCACCGGCACCGGGAACACCGGTTAGTGACGTGGTGACGACTGCGGCAGTAACTGATAATGGCAATACTGCGGGAGTAGCACATTGCTCTGCGTGTGCGCCGTTGATGACGGTATTAGCAGAGGTAATATAACCAGCAGCATCGCAAGGAGCATCATTATTGCAGAGATCATTATTAAAGTTAGTATCATCGTCACTTCCTACAGAATTGCTCATACAACAATTGGGGGTTGTGTGTATTGAGTTGTGATGTCTTTAGCTAGTAAATATATCATATTATCTATTTAATTGTATTTCGTTATATATTTTACGGGTGGTATCCCGTATATGTTAAAAAAATTGAATTGTAAAAACAAAATCGAATACTTAATTTATTCAGAACAACCGTACCTGCAATGCGCGACATATTCAATAACTACAATACGGGACTCCGAGAATGGACGTACGAGCGCAAACGATTTGGCGAAGAAGCGTTTTATTCGACATTCGAAGGGGTCATTTCCAATGAACTCCAACACGAAGCGGCTGCGGCGTTCCGCGATGTTACACACATCGACGTTATGATGTTCTCCGTGCCGATGAATCGGAGCCACGCCGGACTGCATCGCAATGTTATATTCATCCAACAGTTCGACTCTCAGTACTGGAACATGGCCAGCTTCTTGAGTCCCGACGACTACAGCGAATCGCTGAATCGTGTATTTGATGACGCGTATTCGGGCATGCTGTGCGAATACGACATTATCGATCTCATCGAACCCGACAACGACAAACATCAGCGAGTGCTGATAGAAACGTGGTTCGACATTAGCAATTGGTTTCATATTCTTACATCATATGAAGGCATTGCCGAAATCGAAAACATCATCAATGGCAATGCGCCCGAAGCATTGGACGCTGCAGCCGACGCATTCGTTCCGGAACTCACGCCTTTGCAACTGCAAGCACTTCAAATGCGGGCGTTGAATCTGCCACAGCCGGCGGTACCAGTCGCTCATTGGAATGTGCAAGATCTACTCTAAACTAACTAGGTGTGTGTGTGTGTGTGTGTGTGTGTGTGTGTGTGGCGCACGATAATCAATAAAACTAACTTTTTCATAAAAAACCCTCTTTTACTTTTTATACATTTTCTGTTGATATGAAACCGCTATTCGAAATGGTTTTATTCATTTATTTCATTACCAACGTTTAAAGTTGATATTTGATATTCCCTTGTCAAAGTTGCATCGTGAAGAAGAGAGAATGTCTTGTTCTCGGTAGAAAAGAAACTCGGATACAGAATACTCCAATCCAAACTGTCGTCGAATAGCCCCAATTTGGTATAAATGTACCCAATCAATGCGCTGCAAAAGAACCGGCTTGTTTTCTGTGGATTCGGGTCTTTTTTGCAATAGGCCTCGATCCAATCTGTGACAATGACGTCGTACGGTTTATCGTAAACCACGCTGTGTATTTCTCTCAATCGCTCCATATTGAATATCTTCCGATACTCTTCGTCGGTTTTAAACTCGATTCTCCGCGAGTATATCTTCCCGCCGTACGTCTGAATGAAATGATCAAAGGGGATAAACTGAACGCCGAACTTTTTCGTCCGGTCTTCTGGATCCGGTACGTCGGATATACCAGACGTCCACACGAACGTGCCTTTTAATGGCACGTCCGTGAATTCGGGATCAACTACGATCATCCCTACGTGAGAGAAATCGCTCTTGGTCATAAATTTGATAAACCAGCTAAATAGACCCCACGAATTGTATTGCAAATTATCGCATAAAAGCAGGTCACCCGTTTTTAACGTTTTTTTCATTTCTGCAAATACGGGAACCAAATTCATTTCCATAATATATATTCTCTTATATTATTATAAGGGTAAAAATATTTTATTTAAAACTCACAAAAAATTGATTTAGAGGCTGTTTAATTTTTATTATCACGAACCACCAACATAAAATGTCTTGGGCAAGCATCGCGAAACGCAATACCACGACCACCACCACCGCATCTTCGGCATTGGGGCATGTTCCTCGGGTACCAGTTTCGTCATTACAAGAACGGCCACAGTATGTTGGATCGATCGAGGGGATCGCGCGGGAAGATGAAAATAATATAAAGCCCACATGTTGGACAATTCAACGCCCCAACCCGAAAACGTGCTCGCCGTTCATTACTGATGAAGCGCGATGGGCCTGGGACCACGGTGAATATGTAGAGGATAAAAAATATTCGGAAACAATGCATCGGACTCGTCTAGCCGCTTGGCGCGAAAAAAACAACTGGCACCTTCCACCAAACAAGCAAGAATTTACAGAATTCGAGAGAACGCTTGGATTCTATAGGCCTCATTTTCATGAATTTGTCGCTGCTAACCCACCTATTTGCTACACAATCCCACATTGTTATGACCGCAACATTAATGACCAAACAAATTCGGACAACGCTCTAACCGACCTTATGTGGTGTCTGCTTCATTCCAGATCAGAAGAATTGGCCGGATGCGCAACAGTTCGTGATTTTAAGGCGCTATTCAATAGCGTTATCAATTTGGAGTTTCCGGACTACAATGCAAGTAGTACAAGTCGTCACGGATTGCACCGTATCGTCGGCCCAGAAAAGATACTCTGGCTCTTTTCGCAGAAGGCCAATGTGTTTCCTGGGTATCGTCGTCGAGGAACCCCGCGCTGGACGAAAAGACCTGATGCATACCCGCACGATGCAGCTTATACCAAGAGTATGGTATTCAGTATTGGAGAAGGCGGGCGCGACGATGCCGGAATATGCGTGGTTGCGCAGATGAAAACTGCCGGCGATGACGCCAAAATTCGCTGGCTGCTTAGCGCGAAACAAATGCGTGAAATGCAACGCGTGATGCTTGTTCCGGAGAGAGATTATTTTGAACGTCATTACGGTGGTGGTTGGAGTAGCGATGACTTCTAATCTAATGATTGAATATTATTGGGGTCTAAAAAAATAAATAAAAATAAAAAATGTGTGTTTTATTTTTATTTCTATATTTGGATACACGAACACGCCGCACGCAATATTGTTACCTGGTTGCAAAGACCGAATCGATTGGACTCAAATCAACACGTGCGATTGGCCCCTTCTGGAATTCGTAGTGGTATCGATACAAATTTGAAAATGCCAGAACATTCATCATTTGCCAGGCCGCGCGCGAAATGTCGCACAATGTTTCAAACGGCGTTGAGATTGTTTCGGTTGAAGCCAATAAAGAGAGAGACTTGTGAATAGCTGCAAACAGTGTCGAATCCGTGGATGCAGTGCATTCGTCCAAATCAGATATGGCTAATGTGCGAATACCGAGCGAGGTGCACAAGGTAATGAACTTGCACCGTATCTCATTTGATGATGTGAGGAGCCGAGAAGAATGGTTCTGTTCCGACGTGAATGTTGGTTCCTCTTCCTCTTCCTCTTCATCTTCCTCTTCATCACCTTCCGGTACTCGGTCATTTTGAGATTCCAGATCGTTCAAATCCGTATTGTATCCATTGTTGATGTACCTGTCAGTGTTGTCAAATGCAACCTCGTGAAACTTTGTAGTCACGCTGGTAATGAATGAGATTGTGCGGCTAGCGAACCGCAGTTCCTTGAGCAGTATTTCAGATAGTGCTGCAAGGTTGATAATACCCGCTTCAGCACCGGTTTCAAGATCCGCAATATCCGACAGTGGAGGCTTTCCCTGTTTCACATTTGCACGAATCTTGCTGGTATTTGAAACCATTACAAATCGAATATCGTTGAGACGATCTTTCAGTTCGGGTTGGGTTGTGGTGGCTGCTGGATAACGATTTGAACGGAGAAATGCGATCATTGACGTCTCTGTCTGTCTGTCTGTCTTAATGAATGATACCCCTATCATGTCAATGTAGAATCATTGCATATTATATCAATTTTTTTATGATTCAAAAAAATTGAAAAAAATAACACTTAACGCATTTTATACATACATACGACACACAAACGCCAATTCAAATGCATCCACATACGCACGCGCAGCAAGATTCAAAGAAGAAATTCTGCAAATACTGCTGGGACCGAGGCCTGCCTACCACCACTTGCTTCTCTCATTTCGTGAAGGATCGAAAGGGTCCCAGCGGAGTTATTGTTTGTCCGACGCTGTTGAATGATGTTTGTATGCGATGTGGAATTTGCGGGCATACTCCCCGGTATTGCACGTCGGCAACACCGCTTCTAACCATCGATTATTCGAATTCGTCATTTGTCGAGATAGGGCAGGGACTTTTCGGAATGTTTCGTCTTATTAGTTACGAGAAATGGATTGAGCCCATCCCACCACATTTGCGGTCGGCGCACACCAACTGGAAAATCTCCCAAGCTTTACAGCGTCGCCGTCGTGAAATGCTCGAATCGCGATACGGATTATGTCACGACTACAATGCGGATGCCAAAATGGAAATGGTTGTATGCTCCGGACGCTGGGTGGAAGATCGTGTCAATCAACCATACAGTGATTATGAACTTGAAGTTCTGGCAAAATGTGACGTGACTCAGATGCTTTTGCGCGAATGTTTTCCGAACGGGTATGCGAATATCACCGAGCCCGAACGGGCGACACTCCGAAACATTGTAGCTTGCAACGAGGTCATATTTTACAGTTTGCCCCCAACGCCTCACTCATCGGCTGTGAATGATGACGCCACAATGAATACGTTTCACGCTTACGATTTACCCCCGAACCCGGATTCAGAATCAATGCTCGTCGGGGCCAGAAACGCCACTGCCGTCACCACCACCACCACCACCAGTGCATCGCTCCCGATGTACAAATCGCGCGTATTGCATATATTGAACGATTTGACTCACCGTCGCCGGAGCTACAACAAATATTTTAACTAAGTTGTTTAGATAATTTAGATAAAAGAAAAAATAAAAATAAAATCTACCGTTATTAAAATGGTATTTTTATTTATTTTGGATGTAATTACAAGCGCAACGCTTCATATTGTCGTGAGCTGCGGATCTTGGGTTGTGTGCAAATCGGCAAACGGTGCGTGCTACTTGTACGATAAACTTAAAAATAAGCAACCGGACACTTCCAACCTCGAAAAATAAAGTAAAAAAATTGATTTACTTTTCATATTATATACACTGGACTTCACAGAACACCAAATCAATACCAAAATGGGAGCGTGCTTACCAAGCAAATGTTCCGATGAAAGTTCACAACATTCACAACAACCAACAATTGAACAACGTCTCCAGGCTATCGACATCAAGACGGTTCCAAAGGTACCCCTTCAAAATCAGTTTACGCTGGCTCGAATTGAGGAAGTTTACGACGGTGATACCATAAAGATCATCGT